CAAGGCAGAGGACTACCCGCCGCTCGACGACGTGAAGATGAAGTTCGGCTTTCGACGTACGGTCAAGCCCGTGCCCGAGGCGGGGGACTTTCGCCTTGATGTTCCCGCTGATGATCTCAGGGAACTGGTGGTCTCTTTCGAGACGCAGCAGCAGCAGAAGCTGGCCGAGGCTTGCCGTGAGCCGTGGGATCGCTTGCATGCCGAGCTGCTTGCCATCTCCAAGAAGCTGACCGACGTGGACGGCGAGGACAAGCGCCGCTATCACGACTCGCTGATCAGCAATCCGCTGGAGCTTTGCCAACTGTTGACCAAGCTGAACATCACCAACGACCCGCAGTTGGAGGAGGCGCGCAAGCAGCTAGAGCTAACTATGTTAGGGGCAAACATCGAGAGCATCAAGGAAGACGCGTTTGCACGTCAGGAAGTCAAGTCCAAGGTGGACGACATCCTCAAGAAGTTTCAGTGGTAACAAGGAGTACGACGATGATGGTTAGTAAATCTCTGGCGAGTCCAAACGTCATTCTTGGCAGCGATGCCAATGACAATATCAAGCGCCGCACATCCCCCGGGCACACTGCGAAAACGTATCTGCATCCGAAGCTAGATGCTGTGATCTCAGAGCTTGCCACGCTCAAGCCGACGTGGACGTTCGTGGGTGTGTCTAGCATCCGCGAAAGTGAAGCGGACAACGTCACGACTTTCAGCATACCGCAGTTCACCGTACGGGTGGGCGACGAGATACTGGGCAGTATTTGTCGTGAACGCGGCGCTGGCTACAACGAGTACAAGATCATGGTCAACTGCCCACGCATTGAAGAGGGACGGCGGCGGCGAGGTCATGGCTACACAACCGATGACCCGAAGAAGGCGATTGCCAAGGCCAAGAAGATGTTCGGCCCCATGACCACCTTGGAGCGACTGCGCAAGGCTGAGACACACGCACAGGACTACATCGACAACGCAGTGTATCGGCACAAGTCTGAGATCGGTAAGGTCCGCAGGCTTGTGCAGGAGGCAGCCCAGCGCTACATACAACAAGGCCCCGGCTTTGAGCAGTTCATGCTGTATGTATCAACGAAGATGGAGGAAGGTGAGAGAGCCAAAGTTCTATGGGCTAAGGAGACAGACGATACTTTGACTACCGAAATGAGTGTCTTGCAAGACATTCGTGACAAGTTAGGCTCGGGGGTCTCATCCGCACTGATCATCCGTGACGCTGAAAAATATATCGTGCGGGTTGGTGACAAGGTGGACCTTCATGATGATAATACGCTCCCCGTCGAGCTGCGCACGGGGCTTGGCTTGCTCAAGCTGGTAGACAAGGAACATTTCGTTCCCGGCTCGGGCTGTCGTGTGTCAGATGATGTGTTTGTGGTTGTGTTGGATAGCGAAGGAGACAACAAATGAAACGTGAACAAACTAGAGTTGAACCTACCACCCGTGTGACTGATATCAAGTTCACCTATCAACGCGGTGCTGACGTACAGGCTACGTGGCGCAGGTTTGGATGGGTGCCGCCGAGCGCAACGATGACCCCGCCTCCCCCGGAAAAGATTCCTGAAGCTGGATGGGAGCCGCGTGAGATGCGGAGGGTGAAATGAAACCCCTAATTGATAAATTCTGGGATCGAGAAAGCCACATGGAGAACGGACTCAAGCAAGACTTCGAGAACGTGGCCCCTAAGAAAAAGACACAAGTCTTTGTGTTGTCCCCGGAGGTCGCGCTTGCTGCCGAGAACCTCATTCGGTCTAAGTCGTTTGCGTTTCCCCCGGTGGATGAGATGCGCATGCCATACGAGCATACGGCTATCGAGTACGAGATGACGCCCGATGTCTTAAAGCTACGGGACAACGGGCTTAGTGGGACTACCCCGCTGGCTCGCGTCGGCGCGTATGTACGCGAAGTTAAAGAGCCCCATGCGTTTACATGTACGCCGTACTGGGAGTTTGCTGACGGAAGCATTCAGAACAGTGTTTTCTCTTTCACCTACGGCTTGGGAGGCTTGGGGAAATTAGAAAAACCGAAGGGCGTGGCGACAATGTCTCTTAGCCCTAACAAAGATGGGCAAGGGGCCATAGACGTGATGATCTTGCCGAACGCTGCGCTGCTTGTGGGTGCCGTAGAAGCAAAAGTACCGCCGAAGCAGCTTGCAGACGCACTGTTGGAGCCAGATGCGCAAACGCACATGCGAGAAGCAGGAGTAGAGGTCCCGCTTTTACTGTTCGCTTGCAGCATGCTGCTTACCTGCCGCTCGGGCATGGCGAGGGCGCGAGTGGATGCGCGTACCCCCAACCAATCAGGGCTAGGGGCTAAGAAGCGCAAGCAATTGTCCGCTTCTGCGTACACGCTCATGCACTTGTCTGCGTTGGAGACGGTGTCTTCAACCGGAGAGATTACAAGCCACATCGGCACCGCTGCGCACTATGTGCGAGGGCACTTCAAGCAACGCAAGAGTGGCGTGTACTGGTGGAATTCATTCGTGCGTGGGACGGGGGAACCCCGTAAGCGCACTGCCTATACCGTGGGGGAGTGATGACTGAAGAGCTGATGGAAGTTATCCGTCGGTACGATGAGACGATGGTTGTGGCTACTGTAATCGGCTGCATCGAGTTGGTGAAACAACAAATCATCACGAACCACATCGAGGAGGACGACGATGACTGATGACGACGACACGCAGGTGTACCGATCCGAATTGGAGGCGGCAGTCAAGGCGGCGATTGTAGCCGAGCGCAAGAAGGTGGCTGCTTGGATGATCGAGCGCAGCTACGCCACCGGGCACGGCGATACGACCGAGGACCTGTTGAAAGAGCTGGAGTGGCAGGTGCGTGAGTCCGAGCGCGAGGCGTGTGCGAAGGTGTGCGACGACCTTGTGCTGCACCAATACTCAGCAAGCGGTTGCGCCGCCGCCATCCGCGCAAGAGGAGAAATGAAATGACCCAAGTCAGCATCGAGTCCGACATGAGTCCAATCGACAAGGCCATTCAGGACGCCATGATGTGCGGCACGGGCGTGATGAAGTTCAGCTTCATCGACGGGCTGGTCATGTGTGACCATGTGCCAATCAAAGAGTTTGGTCAACTCAGCGAAGAGTTGAAGTGGCGGTCTGAGAACACTCACGAGGATGTCAAATGACCCTCGCCATCATCATCTTTCTGTTAGCCACCGCAGTCCTGCTGCTGGTCACGATTCCGTTCGTGATGATGCTTTCGGAGGTGGAAGACCTGTGGCCGAACATCAAGTTCTGGGCGGTGGTTGCAGCAGCATGGGCGGTTGTTTGGTTTGCGGTGAGCTATGGGACCTAAACAAAGACTTATCCGCGAAACCCTGCGTGCCAACCCCGAAGGCATGACTGTGTTGCAACTAGCAGCGCTTGCCGATACGGGCACATCGCACGTACATCGCATGCTCCACAAATTTCCTGATGCGTACATCGACAGGTGGGTCAAGACCGGAAATTTTGTGGCTGCTGTGTGGTGTGTAGTCGTCCCACCCCCGCACTGCCCTAGACCTGATAGAAAGAAAAAGAAATGAAAGCCAAAAAAGAAGAAGCCAAGAACGTCGAGCATCGTGTGAGGACGCAGTGGCCGTTTGTCCGTATCTCAGAAGCAGACTTCAAACTGCTCAAGAATATCAAGACCCCCAAGCAACCGCCTACCCAAGAGAGCGCACTACTATGACAACTGGAATTGAAGAGCTAAAGCCCGAGCCAAAGCGCAAGGGTCGTGGGCCGGGCAAGAAGCCCGCGCTCATGTGTACGAGCATCCGGCTACCACGGCATGTGATGGAATATTTCAATCAGATGCACAACAAGCAGGAAGCCATGCGCGAAGTCCTAGTCGCGTATGTGGAAGAGCAACTTAACCAAGGAGAATGAAATGGCTACCGCCAAACGTAAGAGCAGTAAATCCAACGCCGCAAAAATCCGCGCGTACATGGTCGAGAACCCGAACGCGAAGCCCGCATATGTGGCAGAGAAGTTCAACGCTAGACCCACGTACGTGTACGTGCTGCGTTCGCAGATGAAGAAGCAAGGTGAGGGTGCCAAGCCGGTCGTGTTTTCAAGCAACAAATCAATCACCGAACTGATGCCCGCCCCGATCACACAGGCAGAGGATGTTGTCAACCACCCCGCACACTACAAGACGGGTGGCATCGAGACCATCGACTTCATCGAGGCCAAGGGTCTGAACTACCGCCTCGGTAACGTGGTGAAGTACATCACCCGCGCCGACCACAAGGGCGACCGCCTTGAGAACCTGAAGAAGGCTCAGTGGTATCTGGAGCGCGAGATCGCCAGCAGCTAAGTTTCGGGGGGAAAGCGGATGCTGAGCTGGGGTGTGATTTGAACTCCCACATGCTTAGCTCAGTGCAGCGAGTACCCCCACCTAACAATGTTAGAGGTACTGGAGTAAATATGGACGGCACTTTTTTGACCCCGCTGAAAAGCGGAATGCGCGACGATTGGCTGGACGAATGCCCGTACTGCGAGGGTAACAATCTGCACCACTCGGACGTGACGGTATTCAACCGCAGCGAGGACGCAGACACTGTTCGAGTAACCCATGTCATGCACGACAGCACAATCACATCTGCGCGTATACCCAACGACAGCACGAATAACCCGAGCAGCAGGCGCGATGGGATTTTGATTCACTTCTGGTGCGAGCACTGTGAAGAGAAGCCGGTCATGGCGATCCTCCAGCACAAGGGGACAACCTTCATCGGGTGGCGAAAGTAATGGCTGCTACACCCGAGGCCAAGGTCAAGGCCAAGATCAAGGCCATCCTCAAAGAGCACAACGTGTACTACGCGATGCCGATTGGCTCGGGCTACGGCAACTCCGGTGTGCCCGACTTCCTGTGCTGTGTGAGTGGCAAGTTCGTGGCGATTGAGGCCAAGGCGGGTAAGGGCGAACCGACCGCGCTACAAGAGAAGAACCTACGTCAGATCAAAGAAGCAGGGGGCCTTGCGGTGGTAATCCGGGAAGCTGAACTGGAAAACGGCTATTTTGCCGAGCTGATCAATTTGATTAAAGCGGTGCGATGAAAATCCTTACGATTGATTTTGAAACCTACTACGACAGGGAGTTCTCTCTGTCCAAGATCACGACGGAGGAGTACGTGCGCGACCCTCGCTTTGAAGTGGTCGGGGTGTCGGTGCAGGAGGGGGACGGCCAGCCGGTTTGGTTCAGCGGGGATGCGATTGCCACATACCAGTTCCTTAAACAATTCCCTTGGGAAGAGTCCCTTGCGCTTGCGCACAACGCTCCGTTCGACGGCGCTATCCTCACGTGGGCGTTTGGCATCAAGCCAAAAGGCTGGCTGGACACACTGAGCATGGGGCGCGCGTTGCATGGCACTGACGTTGGTGGAAGCCTCAAGGTCCTTGCCGCTCACTACGGCATCGGCGAGAAGGGCACCGAGGTGGAAAACGCTTTGGGTAAACGTCGCGCAGACTTCGACGCCCCGTCGCTGGCCCGGTACGGTGAGTACTGCAAGAACGACGTGGCTCTGACCTACAGCCTCTTCCAGCACATGGTCTCAGAGTTCCCGCCGACCGAGTTGCGCCTGATTGATTTGACGGTGCGGATGTTCACGGACCCGGTGCTACAGCTAGACACGAAGGTGCTGGAGGCTCACCTTGCCACGGTCAAGGCCAAGAAGGAAACGTTGCTAAACGCTGCCGCCTCCGACAAGGATGTGCTGATGAGCAACCCCAAGTTCGCCGACTTGCTACGACTGTACGGTGTGACCCCGCCGATGAAGATCAGCCCGACCACGGGCAAGGAGACCTACGCGTTCTCCAAGACCGACGAGGAGTTTCGCAACCTGCTGGAGCATGAGAATCCCGAAGTGCAGGCGCTTGCCGCTGCGCGACTCGGCGTGAAGTCCACCATCGAGGAGACCCGCACCGAGCGGTTCATCAACATCGCCAAGCGGGGTACGTTACCCGTACCACTGCGCTACTACGCGGCTCACACCGGGCGCTGGGGCGGGGACGACAAGCTCAACTTGCAGAACCTGCCGCGCACATCCCTGCTCAAGTACGCGATCCTTGCGCCCGACGACCACTACATCATCGACTCCGACTCCAGCCAGATCGAAGCCCGTACGCTGGCATGGCTTGCTGGGCAGCACGACTTGGTCTCCGCGTTCAACAACGGGGAAGACGTGTACCGAATAATGGCCTCTGCCATCTACGGCAAGCCGGTGGATGCGATCTCCAAGGACGAGCGGTTCGTGGGCAAGACCACAATTCTTGGCAGCGGCTACGGCATGGGGGCCGTGAAGTTCCAACTCCAGCTTGCGAACTTTGGGGTTGAAATCTTTACCGATGAGGCCAAACGTATTATTGATACGTACCGCAACACCTACCCGCGCATACCGGAGCTGTGGAAGCGTTCGGGCCAGATTCTGGACGCTATCATCGCCGACCAGTACACTGAATTCGGGCGCGACGGCACCCTCAAAGTCGAGGGTCGCAAGGGCATCCGACTGCCAAACGGCCTGTACCTGCGGTACACAAACCTGCGGGAAGAACAGAACCCAGAGTCTGGCAAGACCGAGTACCTGTACGACACCAAACGAGGCAAGGCACTCATCCCAACCCGCATCTACGGGGGCAAAGTTGTGGAGAACGTATGCCAAGCGCTGGCTCGGATTGTCATCGGCGATCAGATGTTGCTGGTTGCCAAGAAGCACCGGGTGGTCATGACGGTGCATGACGCTGTTGCTTGCGTTGCGCCAGTTGAGGAAGTAGTGCAAGCTCAGAGTTTCGTGGAGTCCTGCATGCGCATGCGCCCCTCATGGGCTCCGGATCTACCCCTAAATTGTGAATCAGGATATGGAAAAAGTTATGGCGATTGTTAATGGCGAAGCAGTGGTGGACTACGCCTACCCCTGCATGATGGCCGAGCGGGCTTTGAAGAACCTGCACAACCTGATGTTGGAAGGCAAGTACGACGAGGCTGTCACTGCCGGTATCGAAGCACTTGCAGATGTGCGCCTGACCATTCAGGCGATCAAAGACATGCGGGAACGGGACATCACGTGAACATCGTCTGGTCATTCAGCAGCCTCAAGACATTCCAGCAGTGTCCGAAGAAGTACTACCACGTCAAGGTAGCCAAGGACATCAAGGAACCCGATACGACGGCTACGCTGTACGGCAAGTCGGTGCACACCGCCGCCGAGGAATACATCCGCGACGACAAGCCGATACCGCCGCAGTACGCCTACTTGCAGGAAACGCTGGATCACCTTAAAGCCATCGAAGGCGAGAAGCACTGCGAACTCAAGCTCGGCTTGACCAAAGACCTCAAGGCATGCGACTTCGATGCCCCGGATGTCTGGTGGCACGGCATTGCCGACTTGGTTGTCATCAACCACGACAAGCAGCTGGCCCACTCTGTGGACTACAAGACCAGCAAGTCAGCTCGGTATGCCGACGTGAAGCAGCTGGACCTTGTGGCGCTGGGCATATTCGCCCGGTTCCCTAACATTGTTAGGGTCAAGTCCGCTCTGGCGTTCGTGGTCAGCAAAGAGTTCGTGGCTGCCGAGCACCACGCAGCGATGTCTACCAAGTACATCGAGAAGCCCGCGCAGGATGTGGCCCGCATACAGGCCGCGTACAAGTCCGGCGTGTGGAACCCAGTTCAAGGCCCACTGTGCAAGTTCTGCGCAGTGAAAGATTGTGAGTACAACAGGAGCTAAAGATGCCCTACGTCAACAAACCCCGCCCGTACAAAAAAGAGTACCAGCAACAACTAGAACGAGGAGAGCATGAACGCAGGATGGAACGGCAGCGCGCCCGCGAAGCCATTGACAAAAAGAGCGCCGACAGTAACCATAACGGACGCGCTGATGTCCGCGAAGGCAAGGATGTTGCACACGTCAAGGCTCTATCTAAGGGTGGAACCAACAAGCACGGTACGCGACTCGAACCCGCCGCAAAGAACAGATCGTTCAAGCGCAACAGCAACCATCAGCTTGTGTCTGAAGTGAGCACGAAGGAACGGAAAAAGAAGTGAACCTATCAGAGTATGACTGGCCCGGTCCCTTGGGCATCAGTCCGTTTGCGCATCAGAAGTCTACAGTCGAGTTTTTGATTAGTTACCCCAAGGCGTTTTGCTTCAACGAGCAGGGCACGGGGAAAACAGCATCAGTGATTTGGGCGACCGACTACCTCATGAAGCTCGGGCTACTGCGGCGTGTGTTGGTGATCTGCCCACTGTCGATCATGAAGTCCGCGTGGCAGCAGGACTTGTTTCGATTTGCACTGCACCGCACAGTAGCCGTAGCTCACGGCCCTCGGGACAAGCGCAAGCAGATCATTAACAGCAACGCCGAGTATGTCATCATCAACTTCGATGGCGTGGGCATTGTGAAAGAAGAGATCAAGAGCGGCAGCTTCGACCTGATCGTTGTGGACGAAGCGTCGGCCTACAAGAACGCACAGACCGCGCGCTGGAAAGACCTGCGTGAACTGACCCGCGAGGTCAAGGGCCTCTGGATGCTCACCGGAACCCCGGCGGCGCAGTCTCCTGCGGATGCGTACGGATTAGCAAAGTTGGTCAACCCCACGAACATACCGCGCTTCTTCAGTGAGTTCCGTGATTCAGTTATGGTCAAAGTCGGTCAGCACCGCTACATACCTAAGCCGACTGCAAAGCATGTGGTGCACAAAGCGCTCCAGCCCGCGATTCGGTTCGAGAAGAAGCAGTGCCTCGACTTGCCCCCGCTGACGTACATGGACCGAGAAGCGCCGCTGACTCCGCAACAGCTATCGTTTTACAAGCGGCTGAAGAAAGAGATGCTGATCGAAGCAGCGGGCGAGGAGATTTCCGCTGTCAACGCAGCCAGCCAGATCAACAAACTACTGCAAATTTCCTGCGGGTCCGTTTACACCGACACGCGTGAAGTGGTGGACTTCGATGTGTCCAACCGCCTTAGCGTGGTGCAAGAGATTGTTGACGAGTGCAGCAACAAGGTACTCATCTTTGTACCATTTACTCACACGATCAAACTGCTGCATGACTACCTGACGAAGAACGGCGTGGTCTGCGAGATCATCAACGGTGACGTGCCAGTGAACCGTCGGTCCGATATTGTTACCCGGTTCCAAGAACAGCAGCAGCCGAAGGTTCTCATCATTCAACCGCAAGCGGCATCCCACGGGTTGACCCTCACTGCCGCCGACACAGTCGTCTGGTACGCTCCATGTACCAGCGTTGAAACGTACTTGCAGGCCAACGCGAGGATCGACCGCCCGGGGCAAAAGAACCCGATGACTGTCATCCACGTGTACGGCAGCCCGATTGAATCTAGGCTGTACGCACTGCTGCGCAGCAACATCGACAACCACCGCCGCGTGATTGATCTTTATCGCGAAGAAATCGCTGAAGACTCTTGACAGTGTAAAAAGCTGGTGGTAGAGTAGACCCCCCAACCAAGGAGACCAAGCATGGACGACAACGTTCAGGAAGAAGTATCCTCTGATCTCGACAAGCTGGCAGCCATCTACATCAAGATGCGCGATGCGCGTGACACCGTGCGCCGTGAGGCCGAGGCCAGAGAGAAAGAGATTGAGGAGCAGATGCAAGTCATTGAGCAAGAGATGCTCGACGCCTGCAAAACTCTGGGTGCTGACAGCATCCGTACCCCACATGGCACGATCATCCGTTCCGTAAAGTCACGGTACTGGACGAATGATTGGGATTCGATGTATCAGTTCATTCGTGAGCACGATGCGTTCGGCCTGTTGGAGAAGCGACTTCATCAGACACATCTGAAAGAGTTTCTCTCCGAGAATCCCGAGTTGTTCCCCGCAGGTGTAAATGTGGAGAACTCCTACTCCGTGGTTGTTAGACGTTCTAAGGAAAAATGAAATGAGCAATATCACTGTTCTCGATCAAAATCTGCCCGACTTCCTGCAACAAGCAGGGGTCAGCAACCTGACCAAACAGCTCGCCGGTACCACTGGTGGCGTTCCCCGCATCGTTCCCAAGAACGGTATCTTCCGCAAGATCGTTGGCGGTGAAGAGATGGGCAAGGTCAAGGGCAACCTCAACGTTGTCATCGTCAACGCCTCCCCCAAAGTGGGCCGCATTTTCTACGCGAAGCAGTGGACCCCTGATGCCGAGCCGAGCGCTCCGGACTGCTTCTCCAACGACGGCGCGACTCCCGATGCCAAGGCCGAGAACCCGCAGTCTGACCGTTGCGACTCCTGCCAGCAGAACATCAAAGGTTCCGGCATGGGCAACTCTAAGGCTTGCCGCTACTCGCGCCGACTGGCTATGGTTCTGGAAGAGGACTTCGGCACTTCGCTGGAAGGCAAGGTCTATCAGATGAACCTTGCGTCCAAGTCGCTGTTCGGTGACTCGGTGGGCGACAACTCCCACACGTTCGAGAACTACACCAAGTACCTCGCCAACAACGGCAAGTCGCTGGACTACGTGGTGACGCAGATCGGCTTCAACGAAGAGAATGACAACCAGTCGGTGCTCTTCACGCCGGTGCGCTTCATCAACAAGAACGAGTACACGGTTACCAGCAAGGTTGCCCCCGAGACCCAGAAGCTGGTGGTCATGACCCCGTATCAAGCCGATGTGTCTGGCCGCCAACAGAAGCAAATCGCTGCCCCTGCTGCAAAAGCCGTAACTGAGGATGACGCTGTGGTTGAGCCTGTCAAGCGCGAAGGCAAAGCCAAACCTGAAACCCCCGCTGCTAAGAAAGACTTGGCCTCCGTGGTTAAGGCTTGGGGCAACGAGGAATAAGCATGAGCTATGGCTACAGTCAGAGCTTGGTGCGGGTTAATAAAGAAGCCAGCATCAAGTCTCTGGGTGTAGCGCTGGGTCGTATGTGTATCGCGCAGGGGATCAGCGTGCAGACCATCGCTGATACGTTTGGTGTTTCCCGAATGACAGTCTACAACTGGTTCAAGGGTCACACCCACCCCAACGTTGCGATTACGCCCGCGATTCTCCGCTACATCAACACCCACAAGAAATAACTCATGTTGTTTGACCTGCTTGACGCCGTGCTCCCCGCACAGGGGCGGTACTGCGTGTTCGGGCATGGCAAGTATCCAGACCAGCGGTTCGCAGAGACCCGTGAAGAAGTTGATGAGATAGCAAAGAGGTTTGTGGCCAACGGCATTGACGCATATTTTGGATGCGCCAAGTTCGGACCGCTGCCAAACCGGACTCATGAAAACGCCCTGTACTTCCGCTCACTGTGGATGGACATCGACTGCGGCCCAACAAAAGGGGTCCCGGACGAGAAGGGCAGGATCAAAGGCTATCTGGATCAAGACATCGGGCTGCAAGAATTTAAGAAATTCTGCGCTGCGGTTGGATTGCCCAAGCCTATTCTGGTGAGTTCCGGATACGGGATTCACGCGTACTGGCTGTTGGAAGAAACTCTTTCCCGCAAAGAGTGGGAGCCACTGTCGCAACGCCTACGTGAGCTGTGTATTGAGCACGGCCTGATTGTTGACCCCTCGGTTTTTGAAGCCTCTCGGGTGCTGCGCATTCCGAGTACGTTCAACTTCAAGAACAAGGACGAACCCAAGCTGGTTGAGGTGTGGAACGAGGACACCGTGCGCATGCCGTATGCGCATGTAAAAGAGCTACTCGGCGCACCAGACCCGAAAGACGATACGCCTGACTTCGTCCCGCGCTCCATGAGTCCGATGATGGAAGCGCTCATGGGCAACAAGGTCAAGCGCTTTCAGACCATCATGATGAAGTCGGCGCAGGGTGAAGGCTGCGCCCAGCTGCTGCACTGCTACCAGCATCAAGCTGATATTGAAGAACCTCTATGGCGCTCGGCGTTATCCATCGCCGCGTTCTGTGTGGATGCCGACTCGGCTGCCCACAAGATGTCCAACCAGCATCCCGAGTACGACCCGGTGCAGGTGGAGGACAAGGTTAAACACATCCTCAAGCGCGGGGGTCCGCACCACTGCGCCACGTTCGAGAAGCTGAATCCGGGCGGCTGCGAAGGCTGCGTACATCAGGGCAAGATCAAATCGCCCATCATGCTCGGCGTGGAGATTGAGGAAGCCGACGACAACGAGTTCATTCTGGACGAGGGTGACGGCAAAGTTACGACGCTCACGATACCGGACTACCCATTCCCGTTCTTTCGGGGGGCCAAGGGCGGTATCTACAAACGGGCCAGCGAAGAAGAGGACGAACCCGCGCTGGTGTACGAGCATGACTTCTACGTGGTCAAGCGCATGCGCGATCCGGAAGTTGGGGAGACGGCGTTGTTCCGACTGCATCTCCCACACGATGGCGTGATGGAGTTCACCATCTCCACAGCAGCCATAACAACCAAGGACGAACTGCGCAAAACGTTGGCGCAGTACGGAGTAGTTGCGCACACCAAACAATACGAAAACCTAGCGCAGTTCGTAGTGTCGTTCGTCAAGAACCTACAGTACGTTAAGAAGGCAGAACAAATGAGAACTCAATTTGGTTGGGCCGACGGGGACAGCAAGTTCATCCTTGGCGACCGAGAAATCACCAAGGACGGGGCGTTCTACAGCCCGCCGAGCATCACCACGAAAGCCGACGCCGAGAAAATCCACCCCAAGGGTACGATGGACAAGTGGAAAGAAGTATTCAATCTGTACGCGATGCCCGGTATGGAACCGCATGCGTTTGCTGCACTTACTGCGTTTGGCTCCCCGCTGCTGAAGTTCACCGGGTTGGAGGGGGCGATCATCAACGTCATCCATCCGGAGTCGGGCACCGGCAAGACCACCATCTTGCATATGTGCAATAGCGTCAGCGGCATGCCCAAAGAGCTGACCTCCATGTTCAAAGACACGTTCAACGCCAAGATTCACAAGCTGGGCGTCATGAACAACCTCGCCAACACAATTGACGAGATCACGAACATGAGCGGCATGGAGTTCTCTGACCTCGCCTACAGCATCAGCCAAGGCCGGGGCAAAGACAAGATGAACGGCTCGACCAATACACTGCGCATCAACAACACCAAGTGGAACGGCATTACGCTGTGCTCTGCTAACGCTTCGTTCTACGAGAAACTCGGCGCGGCCAAAAACAGCCCGGACGGCGAGGCCATGCGCTTGTTGGAGTACAGGATCGAGTCTAACAATGTTATCGACGTGCAGACGGGCAAGCAGATGTTCGACCACCAACTGCGGGAGAACTACGGCCACGCGATGGACGTTTACGCCCAATGGTTGGTGAACAACAAGGAAGAGGCCGTAGACTTGATGCGCCAAGTGCAGTCTCGGCTGGATAAGGAAGTACAGTTTACGCAGCGGGAGCGCTTCTGGTCAGCGGTGTCAGCCTGCAACATTGCCGGCGGCCTCATCTCCAAGAGCCTTGGACTGCACGACTACGACATGAAGTCCGTCTACGAGTGGCTCAAGGGCATGCTCGGTGAGATGCGCCACGAGGTCAAACCCCCGCAAGCCACTGCGGTGACCGCGCTGGGTGAGTTCATCAACGCCCACATCACGAACGCTTTGGTGGTAAACGGCGAACTGGATGCCCGCACCAACATGCAGGCGTCACCCTTGCTGGAACCCCGAGGTGAACTACTGATCCGCTACGAGCCGGACAACAAGGATTTGTACGTGTCGGCCAAAGGGTTCAAGGACTTCTGCGTACGGCAACAGATCAACTACAAGGGCGTTCTCAAGGAGCTGCAGCAGAACAACATCTTCGTCGAGGGTATGAACAAACGCATGTCCAAAGGCATGAAGGTTGTGTCTCCGGCGGTCCGTGTACTTAAGTTCGACGCGTCCAACGCCGAATTCCTACAGATGGACGCAAGCCTGCCGACCGCCGATGAAAATCGAGACAGTGTCGTATCTAATTAATTGGAAGCGGTTCAAGCCGGGCACGAGCTTTTTTGTACCCTGCATCGACACCGCAGCGGCCAGAGAATCAGTGGCCCAGACAACCCGCCGACTGCGCATCAAAACCATCAATAAAGTGGTAATCGAAGACGGCGTCAAAGGCTTGCGCGTCTGGCGCGTGTAGCCTACACTGGATTCGCTGGTATGTGTATCAGCTCTCCTTGGTTGCTAGTTGCCTTCACCCCCCGGTTAACCCCGGGGGGTTTTTTCATTCCTCTCCGCGACCCTTGCGCTCTTTCTCCGCAGCAGCCTTGCGCGACGGGATCAATGCCGGGGCTAGGGTGCCGATGTTCTTCTCGGTCAACTCCACCCCACGGTAGGAGGACAGGCGCTTCTCGGTCTTGGACTCAAGCGAGTCGGCAATCGTCTTATCAGTGATGGCGTACGTCGGGTACTTCTGATTAAACTCGTTGCGCTCCGCCATGTACTTGGCAAAAGCCTTCATGTCGCGATTGCGGAACTCACGCTCCAACTGCTTGAGAATCAGGTTGCGCTCGTTGTTGATCTTCTGCTCCAGCCCGATGACTTTGAACGTGGTGTATTGCAGGTTCGCCAGCAGGTCTGAGCGGAAGCCGACTGCCTGACCAATCAATTCACCGGTAGTGAACGCGTCCTTAGACAAGAGCTTCGCACCCTTGTTGTCCTTGGAGCCTTCTTTCCACTGCTCGTAAGCGTTGATGAAGTTGCGGACACCGGCAGGGGTAGCCTTTTTGAAGCCCTTGGCGTAGTCCCCTTGCGTGAATGCTTCGTAGGCTTCTGCCCAAGACAGCACCATATTTGCAGCGGGGCCGGCTTTCTCCATCGCCATAGCCGTCGCGCTCTCACGCACGGTGGCGTATTCTTTGGTATCCCGCGCCCACAAGTTGTTGAGCGATGTGCGTCCGCTGATGTCCAGCCCAGTGATCGCGTTGGCAACCCCGCGCTCGACGATGTCGGCCAGACTCTTACCGGCAATTTTGGTCTCGCCTAATTGCTCCTGCAGCCACTTGGTTCGGAACCACAGCTCGAAGCTCAACTTGCGCATGTCTTCGGGTTCGTCGTCATCCTTGAGTTTTTCCCAAGCCCAGCCCAGAAGACCCATGACGACGTTGAACATTGGCAAACCGACAGCACCCGCCAGAACATACGTGGTGCCTAGCGTACCAAAGAACTTGCGCATGGCCTCGGTACGGGTACGCCCCTTCATGGGTTTAATCATCTCTGCGAAGTTGCGCAGGAGGAACAGCGTCACGTGTACCGGGTACATCATGAACTGCGTCAGCACTTTGCCGAGGGCACCGCGCATGAACTCAGGGCGGTTGTATTCGCCGTAGTTGCCAAGCGCCTCTTTAGTATCCACAACTGCTTGATCGATTGCCTCCTCGAACGACTTACCAGCTTTGCGGTTCAGTCGGAACGACGTTAGGAACACAACCTCCCGGGAGATGCGTTCCGTGGTGTGCATCAGTCCGCCGAGTATCAACGCATCGGCAGTATCTTTGCCAAATTCAACAACCGGATGGCTGTAGTTACCAGACGGCGTGTTCTTGTAATCGAACATGTCCGACGCATAGGTCGAGGTCGTCAGGTTGAAGTCCTTCATTGCGCGAACGGCTCGGCGCTCTTCGGGGGTCAACCCTGCCGCATGCTCTACGGTCGGCATCTTGAACGAAGTCGAACCATCAGCGTTCTTTTCGTAAACGCCGTACTGGCTCCACACCTTCATCATCTTGCTGAGTTCAGCCGACGCTTTAGCAAATCCATGCTGCGCTGCAAGAACCGGGTACCCAGTTTGGAAAATGCTCAGCGGTTGCAGCAGCGCGGAGGATGCCGCGCCCAGATACCAAACAAACGACACCTTGTTAGAAACCGCAGCTACTTTCTCCAAGTTGCTCTGCGGCGTGGGGTTCAGTTCCTCGCGCACCCGGCGCTCAAACGCAGCAACAATCGGTTCGTACTCAGGGCGGTTGACGATGGAGTCCCGTGCCTGCGACAAAGAGTTGCGCAGCAGGCGACCATATTTGAGGCGGGACAGCTGAGAAGCCATACGGGCCGTAGAGTCTGCGGTATTGCGCAAGATGTCGGTGCGGAAACCCGTTATGCCTTGGCGGTGAATGAACTGCCGACGGAAGCTCTGCTCCGGCATGGTCTGCAGGTAGATTTGATATACAGCATCTTTGAGGCCGTCCTTGGCGTTTTCATCCCCAAGATTCGCGCTGTCGATAGCCGCGAACACTTCCTTGAGCATCTCGCTGGAGTCCCCGCTAAGCCGGCGCAGGGTGCTGATGTCGTTGCCGTAAACGTACTCTTGGGTCTCAAGCAAATCCTGCAGGACTTGCGCTTGGCGCTTCTCAAATGCAGCCGCAGACTCATCGGGCTTTTGTTTCACACGCTCATTGGCAAACCCACGCATGGCGTTATCACGCTCAGCCAGCGTCTCGAACATGAAGAACTTGCGAGTCTTGCCCGACCCGATGCTCAGCCAGAAGTCCCCTCGGCGCACAAGCGGGAAGAACGGGCTGATCTTGGCACCGGTCTCATACATCGCCCGCACTTTTTGAAGCAGGTTGGCCCGCTCCGCAATCGGCAGTCCCGACGCGGTTATCTGCTCGTCCAGCAACTGACCGAAGTAGTCAGAGAGAACTTCAAAGTGATCCTTGATACGCCGGTACAGGCGCTGCCCATCAGCACCAAGGTCATTCCACAGTCTGTCCAACTGCAAGCTGCGTTCCTTGGCGTCGGGGTTGGACGGATCAATCTCCATCAACGTGGAAGTATGCGTAATCTTGTCGAGCTTGTTGCGCAGCGCCGGGTCTTTACGGAACGCACGATCAATCTCTTTGGTGAGTTTGCCCGCCGACTCCAACAGCTTGAGCGTCATGCCGCCCATCTTCTGCATCAAACGGTCGGTGTTCTTCAACTCCGGCACGGCCCCGCCAAACGCGTCAGACAGAAAGTCAGTCGGCAGCACCCGAGTCATTGCGCTTCTAGCGTTGCCGCTGAAAGTGCCCCAGATGTTAGCCAGCGTGCGCCCCACGAGCCTTGGGTTCTGCATCATCTGAATCGCAGAAACACCCTTGGCGTACTCTTCCCCGTTCTTTGACTGCTCAAACTTCTCGTTAGCAACTTTGAACGCCCGCTCAATTTCTTTCTGCGTACGGATAGCAGGTTCAGCAGGCTCACCGTCAGCGGTTGTCTCGGCACTAACAGTGTTAACAGGTGCCGCCAGACTGGGCGTAATGCGAGCGGTCAGGATGGAGTCGGTGACCTTGATCAGATCAGACAGCGCGTTGGCGGTGCCCTCTTCCATACCGAAGAGCTTGCGGATACCACGAACAAAGCGAGTGAAGTAGTTGGTATCTTCCTCGTAGCCGTACGCAGTCATGAGGAAATCTTGGAACGCCTCATCCGTCATGCCGTAGGTAACAAACTCACGGGGATCAACTAGCGCTTCTCCAGCCCGGGCAATTAGGGCGATTTCTTGGGAGAGCTGGCCGGAGTCAGCCAGCTCGTTATACCTACGCACCGCGCTATTCATCGTGCGCAGCAGGTCTTGGGCAGAGCGCACCAACGGATTGTTGGCTCCAGCGCCACGCTTAATTGCTTCAAGGGCCAGCACGATCTTGCGGTTGGTAGCCGCATGCAAAATCTCATGCAGCACCGTCACAATGTTGACGCCTTGGTCGTCACCGAAAGACGCACCACGAACAAAGATTGCCTTATCGCCAGTCTGGTCGTTCTCAATAAACAGACCCCGAGCACGTTCCCATGCCGCAAACGTACGCGGAGGAGTCAGTCGGTTGGGCAGCGGTTGGCCGGCTTCTACAACAACAAACTTAACCCCCGCAACAAAGCCCCGCAGACGCTTGGCCAGCATCTTCTGGAAGGGCGTACCGTTCTTGATGATGTACGAGAGGGCCTGAGAAGCGTTCGTAAACTTGGAGAACGCAGGGTCTGCAGGGCGTTTCTGCGGCGCCGTGGTTTGGCGAGATACGATATCCGCGCCGCGCTTTTGCGCCTCAATACCTGCCTTGATATCAGCAAGTTCCTTGGACGTGATCGACGGGTGCTGCAGTGCTGCTTTGACGCGCTCGCCGACTTTGGTGCCGCGCAGAGCCGGGTCCGCTTGCAGGGTCAGCAGCTCTTTGATGGCTTCACGCTTCTTGGCGAGGCGGTCATTCTCGGCCTCAACTAACGCCTCGTCCGATTCAATCGTGGACAAATCCAGCGGTTGCGCCAGAGCGTCCAGTGCTTTAGTAGCACGTTGGATAGTGCGGTCGGCCTTCATGCCGACTTTGCGCTGCTCTTTGCGTTCTTGCTCCTTGGCTGCTTTCTCCTCGGGAGTCATTACAGCCGGCCGACCACGTCGCGTGGGGGCAGCGCCTTCTCTGGGTACCTCTTGCAGCTGCGTAGCTTCTTCGGGGGTTAGTTCAAAATTAAACGTAAAGCCCTGCGCTACACCCTGGTTCGGGTAGTCCGGGTTGTTGACACGAGGGTCATCCGCCGGAATGTCGGTATAAAGCAGCGGCAAGTCGGGGCGATAGTCAGAAGCGTACTTGCGATCTGTACTTGCCCATCGACCTCCCTCCCCTTCACCGACGCTACCGCTGTGGTACACACGTACAAAACCCTCGGGAACCGGAGGCTCGGCTACTGCAGTAGGTGCAGTTCTTTTTCTTCCAGCAGGCACCTCAGTAGCACGTCCAGCAGGTGCCACTCCAGTGGTGTCAGGTCCTGCAGCTCCTTCGGTGGGGGTACTGGGCTGGGGTCCCCCAGCCACGCCCATGCCAGTTCTACTTGGTCCGGCGACAGGTGCAGTAGTCCCTTCAGTGACGGCACGTTCAGATTCAGCGAGTGCATCGGCTTGCGCCTCCTGTTTAGCTTGTTCGGTAGCGCGCAAGCGCGCCTGTGTGGG